TATACTTTGGCATAGCATTACCCGTTTGCTATAACATTGCCACTTGCTGTGGCTGCTGCATTTGGAACCCAACTACCATGTCCAGCAGTTGCATCTCCTAATCTATGGACAGCAATACTGTTAGCAAATACATTTGGTGAAGCACCTACTGCAGGGTCACCACATGCTGTAGTATCACCTAGTCTTACTGTTGAACTGTTATTAGTAAAAACATTAGGACTTCCAACTGCATAAGAAGTTTGATGGAAAGGACTCGGTGTAGGACTTGCATGTCCTATGTGTACGTCCTGTCCTACTCTTACTACTCCTGGCATCTATGTTGCTATTCCTGTTGTGCTTTGAATATACTGTTTACTCATTTCGTCTTGTGTTTTTACAACACAAACTACTTTGCTATTATCTATTGACACTGTAGCGTCAGGTCCAATAGTAAACATAAATGGTGCTAGACCTAAGCCTTTTTGTGTTGCTGTAACCATTAAAGGTTTAGACAATACCATAGCACTGTTTTTATCTTCTTTGTATCTTGCGACAACTTCCTCGCCTGATGTAAGTTTAATAGAGACTGTGTCTCCTACTTTGTAAGGTGTTTCAATTATCATATAGTGTGTCCTGTTCCGTTGTATCCTGTGTCATCTAGATACTTTTCAAATTCATTATATCCGCCAATTGTTTTACCATTAATTTTAATTTGCGGTACTGTTCTTGCACCCGGGAACCATTCAAGTAATTCTTCTCTTGAGTAATCTGTTCCTAGTGATTTGTATGTGTGTTCGAGTTGACGTGTTTTGCATAAGTTCACTGCCTTTACACAAAAAGGACAACTTGGTTTTCCATATATCTCAATCATTCTTTCATCATCCATTTCTTTAAAAATTGTTGTTGTTGCTTATCTGTATATATGTATTTAGATTCGCCTGATACAAATAATCTGAATTTGTGCAGAAGTGCAATTTTCCAATCTATCAACTGTAGAAGATAATATCTCATAAGTTAACCAGAATAAATTACTGCGCCTTTTTTATCAGTAACTCTTACCATAATAACATTTTGTCTTTTCTTTCCCAAAGCAGCAGAGATAGCCTGTGCTTCTGAACCGTATGATCCAATTGTTACCCAAGATTCGTATGGTGAATGTTTTTTAAATTGAGCTTTGAACATACTAATACTTATCTAAAGTTCGAAACCTTTGAAGGTATCTTTTTCGACATCTTGTTTTACGCCACCAACAATGTAACTTTCTACTTCTGTTTCTTGTGGAGCAACTTGCAAGCCTGAGCTAGATAGCCAATGTTGTGTCCACGGTAGCGGATTAGTGTTTACTGGACGATCGTAGATTGTTTTTAGTCCTAGTGCTTTTAATCTCTTATTAGCAATGAACTCTACGTATGCATGTAATAGATTGGCATTAAGTCCTACAATTGATCCTTTTGCAAAAAGATAATCTGCCCAACGTTTTTCTTCTTCAACACACTCACGCCACATTTCATAAACTTCTTCTTCGCACTCTTTTGCAATCTTAACAAAGTCTGGATCGTCATCACCTTTCATCCAATGCTTTAGAATGTGTGTACTAAGGTTAAGGTGCGTTGCTTCATCACGTGCAATTAATGAAATAATCTTAGCAGACCCTTCCATTTTCTTTAGTTCGCCAAAAGCAAACGTACAAGCAAATGATACATAAAAACGTAAACCTTCTAAAATGTTTACAGTCATCATTGCTTTATATAATTGCTTCTTGACTTCATACATATTGCCCTTCTTGTGATGGAACCAATTGTCTGCAATTTCATTAAACTTGTCGTACTCTTTAGTAACACTTTCTGCTCTAGCAAGAATTTCTTTATCTTCTAGGATAGTATCAAATACTTCACTTGGGTTTGCATATACATTTTTCACAATGTGCGTATAACTACGTGAGTGAATTGTTTCTTGGAAGTCCCAAGCCACAATACAACTTTCTAATTCAGGATTAGAACAGTATGGTAAGAACGCAAGACAAGGTCCACGTCCTTGTACACTATCTAATAGTGTTTGATACTTCAAGTTGCTTGTAAAAATATGTTTTTCTTCTTCACGAAAGTCTTGATAGTCTGCTCTGTCTTTCTGTAGTGAGACTTCTTCAGGACGCCAGAAGTAACCTAACATAGTTTGATTAAGTTTGTCGTACTCCGGATAGCGGAATACATCATAACGTTGTGTATTACCGACCTCTCCAAAGAACATAAACTCCTTAGTGAAGTCTACTTTATTTTTGTTGAATACTGTTTTAGCCAATGTCTGTCTCTCTCTCTTTTTTGTCATACACTATTATATGTTACATGCTTCGCATTCTTCACCATCATCGACATCTGCCGTAATAGTTTCTTTGCCGTTTACATAGCCGTTAACGTTGCCGTTATGGCCGTTCATAGTGCCGTTCATTGTAGCACCATTTATTTGTGTGTCAACTACGGTTTCTTCCAAACCAGCAGGTTGAACGTTTTCATCATCACCTTTAAAGTCATAAGTGTTTTGATAGTAACTAGTCTTCCAACCCATCTTGTAGGTTGTTAACATATCTTTCATCATAACACTTAACGGTACTTCGTTGTTTTCAAAGTGTGTTGGGTTATAACTCCAGTTACCGCTAATTGCTTGATCGTAAAACTTTTGCATAGCAGCAACAATATTGATATAACCTTCGTTGCTTGGCATATCCCAAAGCAAAGTATAAAAATTCTTTAGCGTATGATACTGCGGAACAACTTGTTTAAGAGGCCCTTTCTTGCTTTTCTTAATGGACAAGAAAGCTCTTGGAGGCTCGATTCCGTTTGTTGCATTAGACACAACGGAACTGCTCTCCGAAGGCATCTGTGCGGACAATGTGCTGTGCCGTAAGCCGTGCTGTTTAATGTCCTTCCTAAGATCAGACCAATCATACTGTAACTTCGCCTTAATTACATCGTCAACATCTTTCTTGTATGTGTCGATGGGTAATATACCGTCAGCGTATTTAGTACGGCTGAAGTATTTACAAGCACCACGCTCTTTAGCAAGTTCGTTACTTGCAACAAGTAGATAGTATTGGAATGCTTCTGAAAGTTCGTGTACTAGTTTCCACGCTTCTTTGTCGCTATATTTTACTTTGTGTCTAGCAAGATAGTGTGCAAGTCCAATATAACCAATACCTAGACTACGTCTTGCTTTAGTACTAATCTCTGCTGCCTTAACAGGATAACCTTGATAGTCAATAATTTCTTCTAATGCTCTTACTGCAAGATCACATAAGTTTTCTAATTCTTCGAGTTGGTTAATTAATCCTATGTTAATAGCAGAAAGGATACAAAGAGCAATTTCACCTTCTTCATCATCAATGTGTTGAATAGGCTTAGTTGGTAGTGTAATCTCTTGACACAAGTTACTCATAAAGATTGGATCTTTAAAAGAACTATGTGAATTAGCGTGGTCAACATTCATAATATAGATACGTCCTGTTTCAGCACGTTCTTTTAGCAAGTCTCCGAAAAGATCTCTTGCTTTAATTTTTTTCTTTCTAAGAGATGTTTTTCTCTCTGCTGCTTCGTATAATTCTTGAAACTTGTCGTTATCTCCCGAGTAGAATGCATCATATACTTCTGGTACATCATGTGGCGAGAAAAGAGTTATGTCTTTATCAGCCAATAGCCTTTCGTAAAATACTTTATTAATTTGAATTGAATAGTCTAACTTACGTACACGATTGTCTTCTGTACCTTTATTGTTTTTTAGTACAAGAATGTCTTCAATCTCTAAATGCCAAATAGGAAAGTGAGTAGTTGCACTACCACCACGTACACCATTCTGTGTACAACTTCTTACTGTGCTTTCATAAACTTTTAAGAATGGGACAACGCCTGTATGGGCTACTTCTCCACCTCGTATCTTTGAATTGATTGCTCTTGTTCTTCCGGAGTTAATCCCAATTCCTGCCCTTTGAGCAATGTAGTAACCGATTGCGCTATTAGAGCTAAAGATGCTAGGAAGAGTATCATCCACATCAACAAGAACACAACTGGCAAACTGACGAATAGGAGTACGCACTCCTGCCATGACAGGTGTTGGTATGTTGATTTTAAAAAGACTGGTCGCATCGTAATATTTTTTGACGTATGATAATCGTGTCTCCTTAGGATATTCAGCAAATAATGTTGCAGCAATCATCATGTACATATGCTGTGGCGTTTCAAAAATATCGCCGTTGCTTCTATCCTGACACAAGTACTTATCTACAACTTGACGTAATCCAGCGTATGTAAATTCTTCGTTACGATCATGTTTGATATATGTGTTTAATTTTTTAAGTTCTGTTTCAGTATATTTTTCTTTAACAGCAGAATCATATACACCACGTTTGATATTTTCATCAATAATTTCTGTTAACGACTTGTGTTCATATCTTCCGTACACTTGTTTCTGTAATGTATACAACAACAATCTTGCTGCTGCGTATTGATAGTTAGGTGCTTCTAATGATATAAGATCATTAGCACTTCTTACTAATATATTTTGAATTTCGTCTGTTGTCATGCCGTCATAAAACTGTAGATCAGCATTCATTTCAATTTGACTTGCACTTACACCAGAAAGACCTTTACACGCCTCCTCGACTACAAAATGCATTTTATCTAAATCTAACTTTTCCTTTGAGCCGGAACGCTTCGTGATGTAAATCTCTTTTGTCATCTTTTACCTTGCCTCTATTCCTTAATTATTTGTATAAGGGTATTTATCAGGATTGGTTTTACCCACCCATATTACAGAACAAATGAAGATACCTCTTTCTTCATGTGCTTTAATTAGTTTTAATTATAACAGAAAGTGTTCAAGAACGCAATAGAAAAAGCGTTCAAAAGCGTTAAATTATACACCGTAGGAAACATCAAAAGATATATTGCCTGTAGCACCTGTTGTCAAAGGATTTTTATAGTACAATACAATTGTTTCTACGCCACTGTCTGTGTCGTTGTCTCTTAGTTCTACATCAAACTGAAAGTTGCTCATAATTTTGCCACCCTCAGAAGTTGTTCCTAAGTCTGAATACTGATACTTATCTGTGAAACTAATCTTCTGTAAACCGTCGCCGACTGTTATAACTAGTTTTCCGTATCTTATATGAACACCTAATCTTAAAATGTAGTTTAAAGATATAAAATTGTTTAATGCGCCAAAGACCGCTACTGGTCTAAAACTGTTTGATAAGAATATTTCAGAACTGTTTCTGTTTGCAATTTGTGTAAAGTCTGAATTTACAACCTCTGCTATACCTGTGATTGTTTCTGAACTTACAATACCTGCATTTTGTTGTCTGTTAGAAAAACAATTCTGCACAATGTTGTCAGTGCTTTCACCAAACGATATCATTGGCCAAACAGGATTGGCTGCTGTGTTAGTGCTGTTACCACAGTTTGTAAATGTAGATCCTGTAAACTTAGTTCCTGAACCCCAGTTACTTGTAAACACATATCTGCTTACTTCTTGGAATTCACAGTCTTTAATTTGCCAATTGTTTGCTTGTCCACTAACACCAATTACATTGATTGATGTATCATTAATAAAGAATTTACAATCATGGAAATCAACTTTTGTATCAGTTGCAATTGTTTGACTACACTTGACGCTTAAAGCATTGCTTTCAAATACACAGTCTTTAAATTTAATATCGTCAACTTTAATACCTGCTGTTGAGTTTGTCCAAAACACTGCACTATCTATTGTAGATAAGTTAATGCTTGATGATGGTGTACTTAATAAGTATTCACCTTTCCAAGTAACATTTTTGAAAGTTGAATTTTTCAAACCTGATATAACAGTTTGTCCGCTCGATCTTTCAATAGTTAAATTTTCAATTAAAATATTTTCTGGTCTATCACTACTTGTAAAACTTATAAGTCCTGTGCCTTCAGAAGTAATAAACCTTATGTTAGTTTGATCAATCTTAAGTTTTGCGCCTGACTGTGTTTCTCCGCGTAATATTACATTACTCGGTACTTCTAAGTCAGCAGTAAATAAGTATTCTCCGTTAGGTACTTTTAAAACTTTTTTATATGTATTGTCTGTGTTTCTAAATAATTCTGTAAATGCATTTTGAAATGCTTCATTAGCAGATGTACTACCATCTGGCACTGCACCATAATCTATTACAGATACTTCTATTTCGTCTACCTTACCTAATAGTGTTCTTGGTTGTGATAATGTAATGGAAGGATCGTCTGACGAAAATCTGTAACTATTAGCAAGCTCAAGTATGTTATCATGCTCGGTAATTACTTTAGTATTACCTACGTATGGAGCACCTTCTTGCACTGAACCGTTACCAATGTATAGTTCTTGTGTATCTACTGCCCATGCAAGTTCAGCAGAACTTAACTGCGGAACACCACTGCTTGAATTTTTTTGACCTCTGCGGATCTGGATTTTGCTTATTTGAACAACAGCCACTTACTAACTCCTAAATTGTTATTAGTATTTATCAGACTGAGTTGTAATACTCTTCTACTTTACTAAGCCACATATCCTGGTACTTTGAAAAAGTGTTCTCTGTTACCTCAAATTGCTGGTATTGTAGGTCTCTGCTACACATAAAAATAACGCCAGACTTAATATCTGTGCCATATACTTCATTATGTGCCATTGCATATGCTACAAGTTGCAAATAGTAATCTTCAACCCACTCTGCTTTCTTAGGCTTATTAGTTTGTTTGTGGTCCATAATAGCAGGCTTGCCCTTATAAACACCACATAAGTCTGTTGTACCTGAATATAGTCCTGGAAAATATAAACTTTGTTCCATAGCCCATACTTCATCTACGTCTTTAAGCCCGTTTTTGATGATTACATCTGCCATCTTGTTTGCTTGTACATGCACAGGATTATTACCTGGTTGTCTTTGCATGCCAACTAAGAACCTTTCTAAGTTACCGTGCATTGCTGTACCTATACCAGCGGCTTCTGTAGTAATGCGTCTAGCATTTTCTTCACCAACACGCTTGCGCCATTCATTTAGATGAGTCATATCTTTTGTGCTACTAAGAATAGTTGTAACACTTGGAAGTTTTTCACCGTCTGGTGTTAGGTATACACGTTTACGTGTAACTTTATCATTAATTTGTTTCAGCTCGTTATACTGATATCTTTCTACGAACGGTGGTGGTGTTAAAGTCTGTGACATATTATAGTACTAACCTATTGATTGGTGCTTTATCTTTCATCCATGAATCATGAAAATCTCCGTGTGCAAACACATTAAATGCCAAACAGTAACGCTTGTCTGTGTTAGATGTCATAGGAGTAGTTCCATGTTCTAAGTAGGAAGGAAAAAGGATTGTTGTTCCTGTATTTGGTTTTGCTGACCAATTTTTGCTGTTAAAAATATTCCATTGTTTGTATTTTGGTTTTAAGAAACCAAAAAGGTTATGTGCCTGCGGAGCATATATTTCAAACATACTTTCATCGTCGTCTGGAATATTTACATAACAAGTTCCAGATATTAAACTGTTATCGTGATTATGTGCAGGTGCAAAATCACCCTGTTTGTGTACTGTTACCCAACTGTTGGTTATGTAAAAGTCTATGTCGTCCTGTATTTGTAACATAGCATGTGCATAACCTTGAACAATTTTTACTATATTGGATTTTAAATCAGCCATAACAGGATTATCTAATACTAGAGTATCTTCCGAGAGCCAGCCAACGCTTGACTCCATTTCATAATACTCTAAGTTTCTTATGTGTTTTGCTACTTCTTCTGTAATTGGCAGTTCTGTAACACAGACTGGCTGAGAGAAGAGTGGCATTAAATCGGCTTTGGGTTCATGAGTCATACTGTATATAGTACTATCATTTTGTTTGTTTGTCAAGTATGATTTTGCAATGCATTACCCCAAGGATGCATTTTTTCCATTGGTAACGTAACTGTGAAGTTGTGCTGTCCGATTTCAGGAACGCCTGCAATCTTTTCACCTGCAACCCAACATCCGCTTGGAGATGAAGTTCTTCCATTATAAGGCTCTCCTTTCATATGGCAACTGTTGTCAACACTAATAACCACAATCCTAAAGATACTGCTTATCTGTTGTAACCAAGCAGTGTGCCAATCCCAATTAATCTGATCAATCAACTCACCATTGCCACGAGCACCATTAGTACAGTGTATTAGTATATTGACGCTGCCGTCTTTACAATACTGTTGTGGAATACAAGTCATTCCTCCGAGTGGGCCTCCCCAGAAATCATTGCATACCATAACACCGGCAGAGATACCAGGATGATTAGGAAGTTGAATAGGATCGGTAGTTGGCGCAGGTTTACATCCTAACTGTGTATCGTAAGGTATAATTTGACTTTTTGGTTGATGATTTACAATCGTTCCTTGGTTGTTAATAATTAAACAATCGTTATACAAGTCTTCTCCTTTTGCCATTGTGCCTAGGAATAAACCTGTTTGTGTTTCTCGCGATGCATTTAGCACAATCTCTAATGCTTCATCGCTTGACTCATTCGCACAATTTTCTCCATACCCACTCAGCGCACATTCTGGAGTGATTGCATAATCACACTCAGGATTATCATAAAGAGACTTAGCAATATGATTGGCATTTCTAACAGTGTCAGAAGTGCAGTCCATTTGTATTCCCAAGAATTTTAAATTACTATTCATAACTGTATATATTATACGCTGAAAGTTAAAATGTTAAGAGTGATATTACTGTTGCGCCAACTGCTGTGGTGCTGCACTTGCCGCTGTAGCATCTACTGCTGCTTGTGCATCTGTTGCTCCGTCTGCTGGAGTCTCATCATCTTGTGCTCCGGGAACATTCAGTTCAATTCCATCTGCGTTAAAGTTCTTAACTAGGTTTTGGATTGCTGGTGAAGTATCATACATCGCTTTGAACATTTCATAGTCTGCCATTAGTGATGCATCGTTTGATTTTAATATTCTATTAAGTCCTGCCCAATTCATCTTAGCAGGTACTTTCTTAGCAGATGCTCTGCCTATAAGATTTTTTAATACAATGACATATCTATCAACCATCATGTTAGGAGAAAATTCTACAAATCTCATTACTTGATGCTCGCTAGTTGTTTTTGTAAGTCCATGATTTCTTGTTGCTTGGCTTTAATTTGATCTTGCAATTCCTTCTTTTTGTTTTGCATATCAACAGCCTGTTGTGCCATCATCTTGGCTTGTGCTTGTGGATCAGTAGCAACATTTTGTGTCTGCCCAGGGACTGTAGGAGGAGGTGTTGCTGGAGCCATTCCTGCTGGAGGAAGGGCATCAGTAAGTTCTCTGTCTAAATAGAACTCCGACAGTTTCATATTAACCTGCCAGTGTTTTTAATAAACGAGACTCGTAATTAATTGATTCGCGTGCTTCTCTACCGGCTGTTTCCATTCCGCCTGCTGCTGGTTCTGCTGTTGCAAAATCATCTGCTGGTGCTTCTGCTGGTGCTGCTGCGTCTGCTGCTGCGTCTGCTGCTGGTTCAGCCATATCAGTTGCTCCGCCTTCTTCAGGTTCAGCACCAAGCATATCGCTTGAAGTTTCTTCGCCTGCTAGTACGCCAACTGCACTTGATAGTGTTTCACGTGTAGTTTTCAAATTTTCTAGTGCTGCTTGAATTGCTGGAGCACTTGATTCGATGAATGTCTTTGATTCTGCTTGCCCAATTTCATCTCTAATTGAATCGCCTAATTGTAATAATGTTTCATTTTCCATTGAAGAAATCTCTTCAATGAAACGGCTCAATCTATCTACCATAGTTTTTGCTGTAACAATAGCACTGGCTTGTTGGATTTCACCTTCTGTTACTTTAGTTTCCATTTCTTCTCCGGAGTTATCTGGTGTTTCTTCTGCTATCTCAAGACCCTTAATAGCAACATCTTCTCTTTCTTCAAGTTCTTTATTAATTGCATCAAGCATCCATTGTGCTTCATGATATGTATCACTTTCTAAGTTTTCATTAAACTCTGATGTGCTTCTTGCTTGATGTAACTGTGTTCTAAGTTTGTTACGTGCATCTTCCAATTTAGCAGCATCAAACGTAGAAAAGTCAATTTTCTTGCCGAAAGCCTTGTGAATTGATTCATTCACCTTTTCTGCTTTAGTTTTAAATAGGTCTTGTGTTTTCATTGTCCTCTTCCCAGATGTTATAATATATTTATTCAAAAGCCTGTCAAATATTCTGCTCTCGACTTAGCATCTAGTGCTTTTTCTTTGGCTAAATCGTATCTTGTCCACAAAATCTCTGCTCTTGCTTCGTTGTTGTTATTTACCGCTTTATGGTAATTATCTAAATGAAATTTACTGTCTATAAAATATTTGCTGTATTCTCTATCAATTTCAAACAATTTATTGGTAATATTTTCATCTTTGCCACTTGCTAGATTATTTGCTATTTTAATTGCAACACAATTGAGTGATATTTCGTTAAACTTTACTACTCCGTTTACTACTATATCTTTTAATGGGCCATCACTTTTTATCAATACATTTCCTACCAGAATTCCTTCTGCTGTTTTAACTGGCAAATGTACTCCGTTATCTATAAACTTCTTATAGACAGAGTTGACTAGTTGTTCGAAACGTTTTGATACTTCATTCATAAAAAAAGGCCCTTAGGCCAGTATTTAAACAATCTATAAATGTGATGCTTACATCTTGAGCATAATAGTAACAACTACCGAAAGAACTGCTGCAATTACAGTGCCTGTTGTACCAACAATAACTCTTGTTAATCCTTTTTGTCCTTCTGTAATGTCTTTATGGATATGATTAACTTTTGTTTCTAAGTTAGTCATACGTGTATCTAACTGTTCATAGCGAAGAGCGCACAGGTCAACGTGTGCTTCTAAACTTTCTCTTTCTAATGCTGTAGTCTGGCTTTTTGCCATCTCTTGTTCTCCAAAACAATATCCCCACTCTAGGGACAATTAGTAAACTTGTTAGTTGGCCTAATGTGTTTTTAAGATAGCCTAAATGTAATTGCCTATATGTTTATTTATCATCGTTGCGTTGAAACAGTTTTCTAATAAGCCCTTTTATACCGCCTAATTCTTCTTTTACCTCAATCATTTTGTCTGCTGCCTTTTCAACTCTATCAAACATATCCTTAATTACAAACATAACCCAAAACCACCATACAGCACACACACCTGCCATAATGCTTACGCCCACATAAACTATATTATGTGCTTCGATGTGTAATCCATACAATGATAGTAGGAAGCCAAACACCATAAAAAAGATAGTGCTTAACATGATGATATTGTAATATAATCTGTTCATGTTAATATTTACTATAAGTTGATGGAAGATTATACTGCCAGTATATAATCAAATTTTTTCAATCCATATGTTTTTATCGGGAATAAAACAGGCTTTAGAAAAAGTTTCTGTTTCTGTAAGATTCTTTAATATAGGTACACCTTGTAGATCTTGTTTTAATAACGCAACAGGATCGCCATTAGATAAAAACACATCTGCTTGATCAACTTCAAACTCCCAAAGCCAGTAAGCAATTTTGCCTTGTGACTCTAGCATTGAACGTGAAGGGTTATGTATCCATTCTATATTGGCTCGCATGCCTATGGCTTGTATCAGTGTGTTAAAATTATTTTGCTGTGCTTGACGTACCTGATCAGGGTCTCCTCTGTCAGGATTAGACCGTGTAATATCAACAGTAGTTTTAATTTTATAACGTGCCATACATGATATTTACCAGTCATAAAAAAAGGGTGCCAACGAATTGACACCCTTTCCTTTTTAGTAAAGTTAAAACTTACTATTAGCCAGAAATTCCTGAGAATTCAGCAAGTAATGAACTTGTTACGCCAGTTGTACCAATACCAAAGTTTGAAGCAGCAGTAAATGCGCCTGTTCCTTGGATAGCAACTTGTACGTCATCAGTAGTTCCACTTGTGAATACACCTGACTCAGTTAAAGGTTGTACACCTGCGATTGTGTGTGCATCGTTAGTACCAGCAACATCACCTGCAGCCAAATATTCTAAAGCAGCATCTAATTCTGCTTGAGTCATATTTGTTTTATTAAGGTTAATGATTCTAGTACGACCAGCAATACCATTTCCTGGTGTTACTGC